AGTGGATCCGTAGCTGGTTGCATTCTTTATAAAGAAGGAGCAATCATACTAACAGGCTCTTGGACTCTAGATGCAACAAGTATAAATTATGACGGTGGAGACTCTGTTTCTAAATGGACACAGTTTGGTTCAGGCTTGCACAAAGATATATCAGCACTTACAACACTGCCCTCTGCTTCATTTAATATAGCTTACCAAGGCGTTACACATACAAACACTATGATGATGATGGCTCATGCAAAGTATGGAGAGTTAAATTACTCAAATAATCCAACCTACAAAGATCAAAGTCATCCAAATTACGCTATAGCAGCAACAGGAAGTAAATCATCCTATGTGGAATCCAAGGTTCCACCAAAAAACATAACTCACACGGAACTAACGGACGTAACACCAGAGCTAAAAAAGGAAACTTACATAACCAAAGTTGCCTTATATGATGAAGAAAAAAACATCATCGGATACGCTAAAGTCGCCACACCAGTGCGTAAAACCGAGGATCGCCAATACACCTTTAAATTAAAAATGGATTTATAGTTGACAAGAAACTATTTATGTGTTATAATAGGATTATATGATCATTTTAGGTTTAGATATAAGCTCAAGTAGGATTGGTTTTTGCTTGATAAATGAGAAAGAAGAATTGTTACTTGTTGACGAGATCAAGCTAAAATCTAGCATGTCTCTCGAAGATAGAGCAGATATCTTTAAACAAAAAATGCAAATCATAAAAGAACATTCGGAGGTAGATTATGTTTTCATCGAACAACCATTCATGGCATTCTCAGGGGGAAAAACAACAGCTACGACAATGGCCAAGTTACAACGTTTTAATGGTATGTGTAGCTATGTGGTTCATAGTTTATTTGGCAGCCCTGCGACACTCCTTCAGACTAATAAGGCCAGAGGTCTTGTTGGGCTCAAGATTAAGAGGGGTGACAATACGAAGCTCAAAATTATTGAATGGGTTAGCGAAAAGTATCAACAAGAATTTATTGTAGAATACACAAGACATGGAAATCCCAAGCCCGGAACTGATGATAAAGCCGACGCCGTCGTAATTGCTTTAGCAGGATTAAAAAATATAGAAAATAATTCTTGACAAATCTTTCATAATATGTTATTATAATAGCACGGAGGAAACATGGAAGAGAAACGAAGGATAATAACCGATATACTCGGTTACTACCATCGTAAAGGTAATGAACATCTTTATACTTGTCCTTATTGCAAGCATCACAAGAAAAAAATGTCTGTTAACTTTGCGATTGGAGCATTTAAGTGTTGGATTTGTGACACAAGAGGCAAGAACATTTATAGAATTGTTCGGTCTTTTGGAAACTATAACCAGCGACAAAGGTGGTTAGAACTTGATGGTCGTCTTGATCTTAGAGCATTTGATGAAATATACAAAGAGATCAACGAGATAAAAGAAGAACCAGTTTGTGAATTACCAAAAGAAATGATATCGCTTTGTAACAAAAGACTTCCACGTTCCTCTAAAAGAGCTCTTGATTATCTCTACTCTCGAGGTCTTGAGGATAAAGATATTAAAATGTGGAAGATTGGATATTGCACAGAAGGAAGATACTCGGGAAGAATAATAATTCCATCTTTTAATTCCAATGGAGATCCAAACTACTTTATAGCCAGATCACACGTCGGACACAAAAGAAAATATCTAAACCCCATGGCCACGAGAGACATTATATTTAATGAGATTATGATAGATTGGGACGAACCAGTTATTATTGTTGAGGGAGTTTTTGATGCAATTGTAGCAGGAACTCAAGCAATTCCAATACTTGGATCGACTTTAAGACCTCAATCTAGATTGTTTCAAGCTCTCGCAATAAACGACACACCGGTCTATATTGCCTTGGATCAAGATGCCGAGAAGAAAGCTTCTTGGATGATAAAGAAAATGATTGAGTATGATATGGAGGTATTGAAAATAGATACTTCAACCGTTGAGGATGTTGGGTCAATGACTCCTCGGCAATTTCACAACGCTTTTCAAGCAGCTAAACCCATTGACCCTGATTACTTTTTCTTTGAGAAATTATTAAACGCTATCTAACACGGAGGACATATGATAAAAATAGCACATTTTGCGGATAAAGTTCGCTCATTTATCGCTCACGAAACTATTTATTATAGACAACAAGAAGGAGTGAAAAATGATTGTTTATTGTATAATATTTCCAAATGGAAAGCGATATGTTGGAAAAACAGAACGCTCTATGGATAAGAGAAAAAATCAACACAAGCACCATTCTAAAAAATCTAACACAAGACTTTATAACGCCATTCGCAAACATGGATGGGGTAATTTAGATTGGATAGTTTTAGAAGAATGTCAAGACGCTGAACAACTTTCTGAAAGAGAGAAACTTTGGATCAAAAAGTTTGATTGCTTAAACACAAATAAGGGCTATAATCTAAGAGAAGGTGGAGAAGGCGGAAGACACTCTGAAGAAACTAAAAGTAAAATTTCTGAATCAAATCTTGGTGAGAATAATGGTATGTTCAACAAAACACCTTGGAACAAAGGAAAGAAATTGTCCAAAGAACACAGAGAAAATCTTTCTAAAGCTCACAAAGGTCAAACACCTTGGAACAAAGGAAAGAAAGGTGAATACAAAGCCTCACCTTGTTCTGAAGAAAGAAAGAAGAAAATAGGCAAAGCTAATTCTGGTGAAAATAACGGTCAAGCCAAAGTTAATTGGGAGATTGTTGATTCAATAAGAAAAGAATATTCTGAAGGCGGTATAACTCAAAAGGAATTAGCTAAAAAACATGACGTCTCTGGGTATATTATTTGGAGTATAGTCAATAATAAAAGATGGAAAAAAAAACTATAACTATGGAGGAAAAATGTTAAAAAAACCATTACGCATATGTCATCTAGCTGACACACATATCCGGAACCTTAAATTTCATGATGAATATCGGTTTGTTTTCGAGAATATATACAAAAAACTCCGAGAACAACAACCAGATTATATTGTGCATTGTGGAGATCTTGCACACACAAAAACTCAATTATCTCCAGAGTATTTCGCCCTTGCTTCAGACTTTCTGAAGAACTTGGCTGATATTGCTCCTACTTACATAATACTTGGAAATCACGACGGTAACCTAAAGAACTCTGATAGAGAAGACGCCGTGTCTCCAATTACAAACGCTTTGGATCACCCACAACTGTTTCTATTAAAGAATTCAGGAAGAGTGTCGCCCCAACCCGGTCTATCATTCAATGTCTTGTCTATATTTGATAGAGATAACTGGATGCACCCAAAAGAAGGAGATATCAACATAGCATTGTATCATGGGGCTGTTATGGGCTCAAAGACAGGCTCAGGATGGGCTATGGACCATGGAGATGATGATGTGGGCATATTTAAAGGGCATGACTTCGCTATGCTTGGAGATATACATAAACCACAAATACTCGATACAGAAGGTCGTGTGCAATATTGTGGCTCTACAATACAGCAAAACTTTTCTGAAGACGGTAGGAAGGGTTATAAGTTTTGGACAATTCGTGATGATAAAGACTTTGATGTGCAACACGTTACCTTTACAAACCCTCGTCCATTTATAACAATACACTTAGATGAGAAAGGGGAATTACCCGAACACAAGCATGCTCCAAATGGTTGTAGACTAAGATTAATCTCTACTACCAATATGGACTCTTCATCAATTCGTAAGGTCACTGATTTGGCAAGATCCAAGTTTAATCCCATAACCCTCTCTTTCTTAAACAAAGGAACATCAGACTTCACAGATACCAATGGCGAACAACATAAAATGGATAATATGAGAGATTTGTCCGTCCAAGAAAAATATATTAGAGATTATTTAAAAGATTATGAACTAGACGAGACAGTTATGTCCGAGATACTTGACTTAAACACTAGATACAATAAAGAGGTAGAAAAGAATGAAGAAGTTAGACGAAACGTCACATGGAATATTAGAGAAATGCAGTTCTCAAATTTATTTAATTATGGACAAAACAATAGGCTTGATTTTGGGAATCTCGCTGGAATTGTTGGCATTTTTGGGAAGAACTACAGTGGGAAGTCTTCTGTTATTGATAGTGCTCTTTATGGCATTTTTGGTAGAACCTCCAAGGGCGAAAAGAAAAACGTTCATCTCATCAATCAAAACAAGATGGCAGCAAGTATCAAGATGCTTGTTGAGGCTGATGGGCAAGAGTATGAGGTCACTAGGAATCTTAATAAATCTAGTAAGACCGTCAAGGGAAAGTCCGTCTATACTTCCTCTGGTGATCTTAATTTCCACAACAACACTTCTGGTGCATCTTGTAATGGTGACTCTATAAAAGACACTGATGCTAATATTAGAAAGATATTTGGATCAATTGATGATTTCATGATAACTTCTATGGCTTCTCAGATGGACTCTCTGTCTTTTATTAAAGAAGGATCAACAAAGCGAAAGAATGTTCTTGCTAAATTTCTTGATCTTGATATCTTTGAGCAAAAGCTCAAGTATGCAAAGAAAGACTCAGCAGAAATAGCTGCTCTCATAAAGAGATTCAAGAACAAAAGACTTGGAGAACAATTGGTTGCGAAAGAAGAAGAAGTGGAAGAAATAAAAGAAGACATAAATATTCAAAACGACCTTTGCAAGAAACACACTATTCGTTACGAAGAGCTTCTAGAAGAGCTGAGAAAGATAGATGAAGAGATCGATTCAATACCAGCAGACATAATTGATATAGATGAATTAGAAGATGATATCGAACAATTAGAAAGCAATATACATAGAGCTGGCGTAAAGGTCTCTGAAAATAAAAAAGAGATAGAAAACAACATATTAACCATAGAACAAGCAGATGCTATTGTAAGCTCCATAAACCGCCATAGATTGACTAAAATCTTGGAGGAGTGTAATGGCTTTGAGAAGTCTATAAAGTCTTATGAGAGAGAGCTGAGGGACCTTAAAACCAAAGAAAAGCAAGCCCACAAAAAGATCAACATGCTTCATGATCATGAATACGATCCTGATTGCGAATATTGCTCTAACAACAAGTTCGTCAAAGATGCAACAAAAGCAAAAGACTATCTGCCAACTCTTGAAGAAGAACTTGAGGAAGTAGAAAAAATAATTGATGGCTATAAGCTTAAATTATATGGCTTAGATAAAGAAGGTGCTGAAAAAGAATTACAAACATTGGACAACAATATTAAAAAGAGAGATAGTTTTGTTTCAAACAATAAGAATTTAGAAATAAAAAACGAATCTCTTGTGTCCAAGATATCTCTTATGAAGAACCAAAAAGAATCTCTTGAGAAAAAGAGAGATGAATACAACGAGAACCGTCAAGCAATTGAGAATTTGTCTTCTCTTATTTCTTCTAAAAAAGCTGTGAATATAAAAATGGAACAAGCAAAGGCAAGAAAAGAAAAGTGTGATGAGAAAATACAAAACTTTCTTGTTGAGCTTGGGTCTGTAAAACACTCAATAAAAGTAATTCAATCAGAGAAAGAAGAACAAGACGCACTAGAAGGACAGTGGGTAGCTTATGAATTGTTTATGAGATGTATGCACCCAAATGGAATTGCTTATGAGATAATAAAGCAAAAGCTTCCAATAATAAACGAAGAAGTTCAGAAATGCCTCGCAAATATTGTTGACTTCCAAGTTATGTTTGAGGAAGATGGTAAGAACCTTGATATAAACATAAAACATCCTAAGTATGAGTCTCGACCAATAACAATGGGATCAGGAGCAGAGAAGACAATTGCCGCAATGGCTATTCGCCTCGCTCTTATTGAGATAACTAATCTACCCAAGTCCACAATATTTATAATGGACGAACCAGCAACAGCTCTTGACCAAGAGCATATGGAAGGATTTGTTAGACTTATCGAGATGATTAAGGACAAATTCAAAACCGTTCTTCTAATATCCCACTTAGACGCTTTAAAAGACTGTGTTGATAAGACAATCGATATTCAGAAAGTCGGTGGGTATGCTAAAGTAAATTGTTAAATCTGTATTAAAAGCCTAATTAGTGTAAAAGCCGATTAGGCTTTTTTATTGGAGAAAAAAATGAATAAAGATGATTTTATGAAAATGGGACAACAAGTTCAAAAGAAAGCAAAAGACGCAAAGTTAAAAGAAAAATTATACCTTGCTAATAAAGAAAAAGGTATACTCGATGCAATACAAGAGAAAGCTGTTTCTCGTAAGTTGCTTGTTTTTATCTGTGCTACAGCTCTATTGTGGAACGCACAATTAGACCCTGAAACTTGGGGAATGATTGCGATGATGTATATCGGTGGACAAACCGCTGTTGACTTTGCCAAAATGTGGCGACACGGAGGCTAGTTATGGATTGGTTTAGTAAATCGAAAAGATGGATTGTTGCTCACAAGAATTGGTTAGCGTTTCTAGCCATGTTTGTTATCTCTTATTTTCTTGGAAAGAAAGCCAACAAGAACTATCTTGAGATGGCTAACTTAGCAAAAGAACAGTATAAGAAAGATAACGCTGCTTTGGTTCGAGAACAACAATTAAAAGAAATGAGAGAAAGAAGAGCTAAGAAGAAAAGTGATGCTGCCAAGAAAGCCTTGGAAGATGAAAGAGATAGAAGATTGAAAGATCTGGAGAATAGAAAAACATCTGCTGATGATATATTCCAAGACATAGGGATAACGAAAAAATGATATTTTTACTATCTTTAGCATTCGCAAATATACCAGAGTATACTTATATTGAAGCAGGAGAACCAGCTCCTTTTTCTGGTAGACTTTTTAACGATGAAGCTTCACAATTATTAGCAGATGAAATTGCAGACGCCACAGAAAAATGCCAAATCCAAATGGATTATCAAATTGGCATGCTTCTTGCACTAAAACAAGAAGAAATGGCAAAGCTGAAATCTGACCACAGATATGAAAAACAAGTTTTAGAATCAAAGGTTTCTACACTAGAATCAAGGGTAGAGGAGCTAGAAGCACTAAAAACACCACCAAAAAGACAATTTTGGTTCGTTACAGGACTAGTTAGTGGTATAGCTCTTACAATATCAATAGCAAAGGCGGTAGAATGAAAAACAAAGATCCAAACTATGTGGTCAAAGTAGAAAAAGCAATATCTGAAAAATACGGAAAAGAAACAATCGAGAATCCAAAATCTCACTGGACAGATGAAAAAGAAAGAGAATACGTTAAACAACTCAAAGATCTCTATAGACAGACAAACGAAAAAGAAGATCACCAAGTAGAAGTTGATGGCGTTTTTATTGCAGAGAAACTAATTACCAAAGAATCTAAGCGTTCATGCCCAGTGTGTAATACATATTCGTTCAAGTCCAATGACGATGTTTATATGTCTAAATTTGATTGTTGTGAAAAATGCTATATCCAATGGGTTGAAGATCGTGAAGAACGATGGCTAAAAGGATGGAGACCCCAAAATGAAAATAACAAAAGATGATCTTGCTAAAATAATCAAGGAAGAATGTGAAAGATACATTTCTGAAGCGAATATAGAAAACCCCTTCGCTCCTAACGAAACAACTCCAGAAAAACCACAAGGTCAGGAGTTTGCTGAAGAGCTTATGTCTCTTGTGAAAAGCATAATTAAGCTAGGCGAAAAACATGGAAAACATATAGACGAAATTGAGAACATGGTTAGAAAAGCATTAGACCAAGCATCATTGGGATCTACAACCTCATTACCACAAGGAGAGATTAAATGAGTAACACAACATTAGAAATTATACAAGGACTTTCACAAGCAGCAGCAAATGCTTATGATGGTGCTCACGATAAAAGATTTTCTTCTACTGGAGAAGACAATAAAATCGGACTTCGTAGAGAAGAAGGTTGTCCAATAATGGATAAAAGAGTTATGGATGGCTTTAAGGTTCGTTTCTATGGAGACAGTATGATTCTTTCTTACCAATCAGATATCAAATTAAAAGAAGTATATGCTGGTGGTTTTGAGGACGAAATAGCTCGTCGTCTAAATGAAGTTGCAAAGTGGCTACAAAAAGAATACAGAAAAGTAACAGGTAACTCTGTAAAACTTACAGCTAAGACTGAGCCAAACATTCTTGTTCAATCAACTTCAAGAGTACGTTCTTTTGTAGACGCACAACAACATTTTAAAATTGGTGGAATTGAGTCTATGCCGATACTTGATCCTTCTATTGATTCAACAAGAGATGTAACAAGAAAATTCTTAGAGCAATTCACTGACAAACGACCAAACAACGATACACGCAAAAAGAACGATTAATGTAAGAGGAAAGGATGTCACTAAAGCTTTCCAAGCAAGAAATAATAAAAGAAATCCTTAAAAGCGGAAAGGATCCACTGTATTTTATAAACAATTACTGTCGGATATCTCATCCTCTTAAGGGTTTAATTCCTTTTAATACTTATCCTTATCAAGATGATCTTGTAAAGGATTTTAATGATTATCGTTTCACCGTTATATTAAAAGCAAGGCAGTTGGGTATATCAACAATATCGGCGGCTTATGCTGTTTGGTTTATGCTATTCCACAAGGAAAAGAACATTCTTGTAATGGCAACCAAATTTGGAACAGCAGCAAACTTAGTAAAGAAAGTAAAAATGGTAATGAAGAATCTCCCACCATGGATGAAGGTTGCTGATATTACAATCGATAACAGGACCTCGTTTGAGTTGTCCAACGGCTCTACAATCAAAGCTGTCGGAACATCAGCAGACGCTGGTCGTTCGGAAGCACTATCTTTGTTGATTATAGATGAGGCAGCACATGTTGATGGTCTCGATGACTTATGGGCTGGTCTTTATCCTACTCTATCAACAGGGGGTCGCTGTATTGCATTATCGACTCCTATGGGTGTTGGTAATTGGTTCCACAGAACTTATGTAGACGCAGAGAATGGAGATAATGAGTTTCATCATGTGTCTTTGCCTTGGGATGTACACCCAGAGCGTGATCAGGCTTGGTTCGAGAAAGAAACAAAAAACATGTCCAGAAGACAAATAGCTCAAGAGCTTGAGTGTAATTTTAATACTTCTGGAGAAACAGTAATACATCCTGATGATATTGCATGGTTAATAGACCAAGTAGTAGAACCAGAATACAAAACAGGGTGGGACAGGAATCTATGGATTTGGGAAAAATATCAAGAAGGTGTTCCTTATCTTATGGTAGCCGATGTTGCTAGAGGAGACGGAGCAGATAGTTCTGTATTTCATCTCTTAAGAACAGACAAGATGGAAGTTGTGGCTGAATACCAAGGTAAACCAACAATGGATCATTTTGCACAAATTTTAAATGATACTGGAAAAGAATACGGCAATTGTCTAATGGTAATTGAGAATGTAGGGATTGGAATTGCTACTTGTGAAAAAGTAAGAGATCTTGGTTATCCAAACCTATATTATTCAATCAAATCAACACATGAATACGTTGACTCATTAGAAGGGGAATATAATGATAAAGCTGTTATAGGGTTCACAACATCGTCCAAGACTAGACCATTGATTGTAGCAAAGCTTGAGGAATATGTAAGAAACAAACTTATAATTCCTAAATCTTCACGATTGTTTCATGAAGTCAAGACATTTATATGGAACAACGGTAAGCCACAAGCCATGAGAAGTTATCATGATGATTTGATAATGTCTCTTGCAATTGCATGTTGGGTAAGAGATACAGCACTAGAAGTATCAGAGAAAGATAGAAAGTATCAAGAAGCAATGATATCAGGTATTAAAAGTTCCACAACGACAATGAACACATCTATAAAAGGTATGAGAGGTTACAAGGGAACAAAGACGCAAGACGCTTTTGAGGAATTCGAAAAAACGTATAAGGACTTTGCTTGGATTTTCCGTGGCTAGAAGCCTCAAACGGGGTTTTATGATTTAATGCAACTAATTATATAGAAAAAGGAAGAAACATGGCAAAATACAAAAAGTCACCTTATAATCCACAGTCGGATTTGTTTAAGGCACTAACAAAGTTGTTCTCTGGGCCTATAACTCAGAGAAGAACCCAGACTGGTCGTCAACTAAGAAGAAGACAACTAGACAACTATGCAACAAGGTTTAATTCTGCATCAGGTGCACAGTTTAAAAAATGGGAATATAACCCAATCAACACGCTAAACTTAAACATGATATCTAATAGAAACCGTGCTGAAAGGTATGTTGATTTTGATGAGATGGAATATATGCCTGAGATAGCTTCTTCATTAGATATTTACGCTGATGAGATGACTACACACACTGCTTTACGTCCTATGCTTAATATAAAGTGTGCAAATGAAGAAATAAAACATATCCTCCATAATTTATATCATAATGTTTTAAATATTGAGCACAATCTTTTCGGTTGGGCACGAACAATGTGCAAGTATGGTGATTTCTTTTTGTATTTAGATATTGATGAAGATCTAGGTATTAGGTCTGCAATTGGTCTCCCAACAAGAGAAATAGAAAGACTAGAAGGTGAAGACCAATCAAATCCAAACTATGTACAATATCAATGGAACAATGCTGGATTAACTCTAGAGAATTGGCAAGTTGCTCATTTTAGAATTCTTGGTAACGACAAACACTCTCCTTACGGAACATCAGTCCTCGAAGCATCGAGAAGAATACATAGACAATTAATTCTTTTGGAAGATGCAATGATGGCTTATCGTATTGTTAGGGCTCCCGAAAGAAGATTGTTCAAAATTGATGTCGGGGGAATACCTCCACAAGAAGTTGAACAATATATGCAGAAGGTTATGACTCAATTGAAAAGACACTCAGTTGTTGATCCACAAACAGGTCGTGTTGACCTTCGATATAATCCTTTATCAATTGAAGAAGATTATTACATCCCAATTCGTGGAGGTCAATCCTCAACAGATATCACCAATCTGCCCGGAGCAGCATACAATGGTGGTATTGATGATGTTAAATACCTTAGAGACAAACTGTTCGCAGCTTTAAAGATACCTCAATCTTATTTAACAATGGGTGAAGGAGCATCAGAGGACAAAGCAACTCTTGCACAAAAGGACATTAGATTTGCAAGAACTATACAAAGACTACAGAGAGTAGCCATCTCTGAGTTAGAAAAAATTGGTATCATACATCTTTATGCTTTAGGGTATAGAAATGATGATTTATTGGCTTTTACTTTACAATTAAATAATCCATCTAAGATAGCTGAGTTGCAAGAGCTTGAGCATTGGGATAAGAAGTTTAGTGTTGCTGGAAATGCTACTGACGGTTATTTTTCTAAAAGATGGATTGCTGAGCACGTATTTGGAATGTCGGAAGATGAATTCTTACGAAACCAAAGAGAAATGTTTTTTGATAAAAAGTTCGGAGCTAAGCTTGACGCTGCTGCTGCTGGAGGCGAAGGTGCCGAAGGAGCTGGAGGTGAAGGTGGAGTCGCTGGAGGTTTTGATGACCTCGGAGGCGGAGAAGAGCCACCTGCTGGTGACGATCTTGGTGGTGATTTAGATCTTGGCGGTGGAGACACCGGCGGAGGAGATGTCGGCGGCGACGAAGGGGGTGATACCGATCTGCTCGCCGAACCCTCTGCGAAACGAGATGATACACCAAAATATGTGGACGTTCCTAGTAAAAGAGGTCCTTATAAAAGACACAAGGCTTCTTACGACAAAGGAAAGGGCAAGAAAGAAATGCTTGGAGCTATAGGAATTGAAACCTCTAGATCAACAGCAAGAAATATGCACAAAGGTTATGTTGGAAACGAATACTCTCTTTCCCAAGCCAAAGGTGGATATATGTCAGAAGAAAGAAAATTAGAAAATGTATCTCGAGATGTCGAGGCACTTGAATTTTTAGACATTTAACAAGGAGAAAATAATGAAACATAATAAGAAAAGAAATACCGCTTTTCTTTACGAATGCTTGATCAAAGAAATGACAAAGGCTGTTGTAAGAGGAGAGCTCAAAAAGAAACAACAAATTGTTGAGACACTTAAAAGATACTTCTCAAAAGGAAAACCTCTTTACAACGATCTTCAGCTATACAAACAACTAATGGAGCCTCAAAAGCTTGAAGAATCTCTTGGAATTCGTTTTATGGAAGAGGTTAAGAAAGATTGGCAAGAGCTAGATAGAAAAGAAATATTTAATTTACAAACCAGTTTGTTAAAAGAAATGAACGAAAGTTTTGCAGGAGCTTTTGGTAACTTTATACCCAATTATAAAAGCATAGCAACAGTTGGCCAATATTTCAATTCTGATGGCCTTAAAGCAAAGACTAGGCTGTTGATAGAGGAGAGGATCAAAACCCTTGTTATTTCGTCTTCTAGAGCCTTTAAAGAGGAAAATTTAGAACCGCTTGATAACCTTACATATAAAACCTTCGTAAATAAATTTAACAATTCTTACAAGAATTCTTTAAGACAAGAACAAAGAGACCTATTAACCAATTATATTACTTCCTTTTCTGATAATGGTTTAGGTCTCAAACTATTTATGAATGAAGAGCTTGGAAGACTTAAAGAAGAATGTGATAGATTATCTGAAGGTAAGTGGGCAAATAAAATCTCAAAAGTTAGAAAAAAGCTAGAGGAATTTAAAAACACCCCATTGACCGAACAAATTGTTAAAGATGTTTTTTACATCCAAGACCTTCTTTCGGAGATCAACAAAAATGTATAAAGAACCAGAAGATATAATAACAGACTTATTAAAAGAAGATTTAACAATTGATATTGTTAATAAGCCCGAAGATAAAATAGGCGTTGCAATAGACAAGAGTGTTGCAGTTGCAATAAAGCCACCTCCTGTTGGAGTTGTTATCAAGAACCCAAATAAAAAGAAATTAAAATTTGAACTTAACATGAGAAAAGCACTCAACGGAGACATTCTTGTGTTTGACCACAAAGACATCGATATTGTTCTTATGGTCGAGAAAAAGAAAATTGTTGCATTTCCAAAAGACCTTATGTCTGAAGTTGTTTATGGAGCTGAATCAAGATTGATGGAGCACATGAGAAAGGCTGGAGTAATCGAGTATGACTCTATTCAGGGTGGAAATGTTTACGGGTCTTTAGAAGGAAAACTTCACGAAGCTGAAGGAAGAGATCTTTTAAAGTCAACAATTTATCAATTAACAGAGTGGATAAAATCGGAATCTCCATCAAGCGTAATGATCAAAGGACATGACGATATGATGCAAGATGAGTTCTTAGAACCAGACAAAGACATGTCTACAGAACTTGGTGAAGTTCCACACGATCCAGAAAAAGGATCAATCAGGCGTTTTGGAATGTTTGATCCTTATACTTACGGAAGGTATACGTTTTAATTAACTTACATTTAAGGAGAACAATGTTAAACTTTATTTTAGCCGCTTACGGCTTAACCTTTATTCTTGTATATGGCAAGATATTTGATTTCCTTCGACCAAACAACGATCCCAACAAACTATGGACACAATTATTTTATTGTCCTCTGTGTATGGGCTTTTGGGTTGGAGCTTTTTTGTTTTGTATAAACAACCAGACAGAACTATTTACATTTGACTACACAATCGCTAATTTCTTTATTTGTGGTTGGCTTTCTGCTGGTACATCTTATTTGATCTCAATGTTAGTAGATGATTTCGGATTAAGAATACCGATAAAGCAGAGAGAGTGTAATTGCAACAAAAGGAGCGTATTATGATTAAATGGATGCTACAACCTGTAAGACGCTGCTGCTCAGGCAGCTGACTCGGACGGGTGGTGCCCGTTTATAATGGAGAATTAAAATGAAGATAACTAAAGAAAGAGTAGAACAAATTATAAGAGAAGAAATCGCTGAAGTACTTAAAGAACTTGATGAAGGATATAGCAAGTATGGTACTGGTGAAGATTATTCTCAACGTAAAGCTCGCCAAGCAAAACTTAAAAAAATGAATGCACCAAAGGATTCTAAATTTAAATCAGAACCTTTAGGTCCAATGGAAGAGCTGGAAGCTAAAATGGCTATTGGTCTTTTAAAGAATAGTCCTGAAACATTTGTAAGAGTTACACAAAAAGTCTATGATTACATTAAAGAAATGGACCCATCGATATTAGACAGAGTCGAATTAAGGAAATAAGGAGCAAAAATGTCAAAACAATTATTAACAGAGTTTTTTGAATTATGTCCAGACGGACGTTGTCTTGATCGTTTAAGTGAGTCACAAAAGCGTGAGGTAATACAAGAAGGTGCTGTCTATCTTGTAGGAAGAATACAAACAGCAGATAAAAAGAATGGAAACGGAAGAGTATATCCTGAGAAAGTTCTTAAAAAAGAAATTGACAATTACCAAAAGATTATAGCAGATAACAGAGCGACAGGAGAGTTAGATCATCCTGATGATTCTGTTATAAATTTAAAAAATGTATCGCACATGATTACTGAGTGCTGGTGGGAAGGTAAAGATGTTATGGGTAAAATTAAAGTACTAGACACACCTTCTGGTCGCATTCTTAAAGATTTAATAAATGCCGGAGTTAAACTCGGCATATCTTCTCGAGGATTAGGTTCTGTAAGGGAATCTATGACTGGTGAAGTAACAGTAGAAGAAGATTTTCAATTAATATGTTTCGATATAGTAGCTGAGCCATCTACACCCGATGCTTATGTTTCTCCAAGCGACATGGGTTCTAAGGTTAGTAGAGGTGCAATGAAATTTAAAATGGCTGAAAATAAAGAAAATCAAATTGATGATCTATTTAATAAGATTTTGAGGGACTAATGAAAAAAACAGAATTAAAAAAAATGCTAAAACCATTGATAAAGGAGTGCATAAAAGAGGTGATCTTTGAAGACGGCACTCTTTCGTCTATTATAAGCGAGGTGATGAAAGGTGTTGGGCAACCAATTGTTGAACAAAAACAACCATTCCCAACAAAACAAAAACCTCAATATGAAACAGAAGATCAAGCAAGAGCCCGTCTTAATGAACAAAGAAAGAAAATGATGGAAGCGATTGGAGGAGACGCCTATAACGGAGTAAATCTTTTTGAAGGAACAACACCAACGAAAGCTGCACCATCCGAAACATCTGGTAGAGGACCTCTTGAAGGTGTCGATCCAAATGATCCCGGCGTTGATATCTCTTCTGTAATGAACAAGTCTTCAGCTATCTGGTCTAAAATGAAAAGGAAAAAATAAAATGGCAACCAACTACAACTACAAGGTGAAAAAAAAGGATGATATACACAAGGTCGTAAAGCGTTTTATAAAGAAATGCAAAAAGCTTGGAATAATTGACGAAATAAGAGATCGACGTCACTTTGTTAAACCATCGGAAAAGAAGCGTAGAGCTAAAGAGAGAGCAATCCGACGTTGGAAAAAACAACAAAGAAAACGTCGTAATTAAACTACTTATTGAGTAGGAGAAGCTTTATATGCCTGTAACAGTTGGATTACAACATGCTGGTTCATTCCAAGTTGCTGGATGGCCTTATCTAGCCGAAAAGGTGATAGACACAAATGAGGACGAATTTCAGTTTGATTTCATTTCTCAAGAGATCACCGTGTGGAACGCCGGAGGAGAGACGCTTAAATTTTACTTTGTCTCTGAATCTGATACCGTTTTTGAACTACCACCAACAAAGAAAGTAACAATGAGAGTGAAAGCAGGTTCTATATTTGCTAAATCTTCCACCGGAACAACAACAATAAAACTATTTGTCTCAATGACTAACATTCCATTAGAAAGAATTGGTGTTATCCCAACTGGAAGTTACTTTGGACCTGTGGACATGACTGATGGTGATGGGGATGGAATACCCGATATTGCAGACGTCAATCCGCTTGATTATGATATTGCAGCACCAGATACATCTTTGGCTGAACCAGATGCCGTTGGAACAAATCAGTTGTGGCTTGAGTATGATAATGGAACAGAAGAAAAGATTGAATATGATTCGGAAGAAGGAATGGGAGTTATTCCAGATACAATAGTATTCCTGCCAAATGAAGCTGGGGATTGTGCTGGGTCTTTAACAGAAGCCGACTTTGATCCTTTAATGCAAATGTTGACTGCTCATTTTGTAGATGAATCAACCACACCACCTACTAAAGGTGACTTTGAAATTGTACATGATTTACACAATTCAGTGAATATGTTGATTACAAACGATACCCAAATAGTGCATTTAACGGTTTCTAGAACTTATGGTATGAGTCTAACAGCAACAGTTACAGTAGGTATTCCTGTACTAATATATTGCCCAGATACAACAACGCCACCAACAGGTGACTTTCTTGAAGGATCTTTTGGTACCTCTGAGTATGATTATCCTTGTAATGATGATATTTGTATAGATCCTGAATGTTGGGATGCCGAATTGTGGGAAGAAGATTAATTATATAAAAATGGATTGAGATATGCCAAGAAGAAAAATAGACAAACAAATTTATAGTGAGATTAAAGCACCAGCCAATTATGCAGGAAATAAAAAGTTTCCTAAAGATTTGGATGGTAATGTTATACCCGGAACATATTTAGTAGAGTTTTGGGTATTTCATAATGGAAGAAAAATTGTTCAAACAAAAGAGTTCAAATTCAATTATCCACCAACTATAAAAAAAGAAATAATAATAGATGGAGATTTTGCATCTATTATGCACATGTCTCATGATTCAGATAATCCAACAATGTGGAATGATAGTGAATTAACAACTCTTGGAAAAACAGCATTATATATAAAAACTGTTAACGGCACACCAGAACCAGCTATAGATGTTAGTCATCTTATTACAATAGACAGGTCAATTGTAGACACAGCGATGGTTCCTAATAGTTTGTCCATGTATCAAGGAACATACCAAGCTTTGTTCGAGGTAAATTACACAGATCCAATCGATAATGACCTAGTATACGGATCTGCAATACAAAACGTTATTGTCCAAGAGGTAATAACCCCTTCTTGTGTTGACTATAGAGATGGAAGTATTGTGAAACAAGGGGACGATGATTACGAATTAATTTGTGGCTTGGTTTCTAAATGGGAATTAGAATGGGAACCACAATCTTTAGCAGCGATAAATATTGTTATATCAGACCCTCACAACCCTGCTTCGTTTCCCACAACTGAACAGATGAAAGGACAAAACGTAAAAGCTATATTGAGAGACGTTTTGGAGGGAAAAAGTTATGAATTGCAATACTCAGAACTCCCACCTTCGTTTCCTAACACAATGTACACAACTCAAAGAACCGAGAAATATAGTTATGTAGCGTTAAACGTTTTAAAAGATGGAACAACTGGTCCTTTAAAACCAGCAGAATTGGTTGTGTTAAACAAATGGTTAGATAGGGTGATTAACTTCAACACACCAGAACTAAGACCACTTATTGATAGAGAAATAATTTGGGAACCAGCTAACCTTACTGATGATATTGTTGTCCAAGACCACCAATCAGCTTCTTTTCCAACTGCTAACGAATTGACAGATGGAGTAGCTGCTTATTATATTGATGAAGATGGCGTGAGACAAGATTTGACTGTTACTCTGAAAAGACCACACAGAACACTTTATGGTATGCCCAACCCACATCATTTTGATGCATCAACTGGAGAAGTTAATACATTTATCCCAAGAGAATGGCCCATAGGTTATGAAGCAACAGCTGCTGGATACAACACAGCATTTAAAAGGTTCTCAACAGTCACTTCGAAAAAGGTAAAAAAGTTTGTCATCGAAGACACAATACCTCCAGAAATTACTATAGGCAATGGAAC